CCTCGCGCTGCAAGGCCCATGTGCTCATGGTTATCTCCGTGAAATCAGCGGCGCGACGTGATGCGCCGGATGGCTTGCCCGACGCGCCCGACGATGCCCGCTCGCGCACGGTCGAGCGCCGGGCGAAGCCACGGCTGCTGGGCGCGCGACAGCGAACCGAACTCGCAGAACCACGCGCGCGGGGCAAGCGATACGACGCGGTAGCTGAGCGGGCGTGACCCGCGCTGAACCTCCAGCGAATTCGCCAGCCCCTGCGTGCCCGGACCGCCGTCGCGCTCGAGCCCCTCGCGGGCCTCGTTCGCCACCTCTTGCGCGCTGGCGCGCAGCGCGTCGTCGATGGCTTCGCTCTCGTCCAACGCGCGCGACAGACCGCGCAAGCCCCTGCCCCGCGATGTCACTGACACCTTCACAGGTCGCGCTCCTCACAGTCGCATTTCAGGAAGCGGCGGCGGCCGTCCTCATCGAGCACCGCGCGGATATCGAGCACGCGATCGCCGAAGCGAAAGCGCATCTGCGGCGCGGCGTCTTCGCGATAGCGGATTGTCACGTCGAGTTTGCGGCTGCCCGACAGGCGGTCAGCCTCGATGACTTCCTTACCAGAGCGCGGTTCGATCATCGCCCAGATTTCGGCAACCGGCTCCCAGGTCTCGGCCGCGCCGCCGCCGCCGTCGCTCTCGCGCACCGCACGCTCCAACACGACCCGGTGGCGAAGCCTGCCGATACGCGCGCTCACAGCCGCACCCGCCGGAAAGGCTTCAGCAGGTCGGCCACGCCGTGGGGCAACTCGTCCGGTCTGTCGAACACCACCGGCTCACGTTCCCCATACCAGTGCGCTGCGAGCATCAGAACAGCCTGGCGGATCGGCTGCGGAACCTTGTCCGGCGTGTCGCCATAGCCGGCGGTCAGCGCGATCTCGATGCCGTTTGCCGCGCGCCCTGGTCTTGGCCATAACGCCCCGCCTTGACGGACCAGACGCGGGCGCAGCGACGACAGATCGACGACATAGGTCTCCGGCGATACCGTCTGAGCGGCGTCGTCCGCGTCATAGACCTTTACAGCATCGACGCTTTTCAGCGGCCCAAGCGGGATCGGCACGCGCCCATCCTCCGGCCAGCAATCGAGAAACAGCGACCAGCCCTGGCTCAGCATCGCGATGTCGAGCGCGCCCTCGATATGCAGCCGCGCGGCGAGGATCAGGCTGGCGACCACCGGGTCCTCGATTGCCGAGTCGATGCGCAGGTAGTCCTTCGCCTCGGAAACGCTCACCGGCTCACGCTGCGGCGCGGCTGTCAGCACAAGCGGCATGGCTCACCTTCAATCTTTGAAATCAGAAAAAGGCCGCGGCGGGGAGGAAGCGCCGCGGCCCGACCTGTTGGCGTATGTACTTGATGGGATCGGTTCAGACAGCGCTCGATCCGCCTTCGTCGTCATCACCGGGCTTGACCCGGTGATCCATAACCAGGGCACATATAGAGATTGCCGGATCAAGTCCGGCAATGACGTGTAGCACTGCGGGACTCTGATCCCGGTACGCCGGGAGCAACGCCTGCTTATGAGGCCCCGAACTTCAGCAGCTTGATCGCGCCGAAATCCTGCACCCCGCCGCCGACGCGCTTGGTCGTGTAGAACAGCACGTAGGGCTTCGAAGAAAACGGATCGCGCAGCACGCGAATGCCGATGCGGTCCACCACCAGATAGCCGCGCTGGAAGTCGCCAAACGCGATGGCGGTCGCATCCGAGCCGATGCCCGGCATGTCCTCGGTCTCGACGACAGGGAAGCCGAGGATCATCGGGCGCGCGCCCGCTTCGCTCGCCGGCTGCCAGATATAGTTGCCGTCGCCGTCCTTGATCTTGCGCACTTCGGCCTGCGTCGAGCGGTTCATCACCCAGTGGGCATTACCGCGATAGCCCGCGTTGAGCGTGTAGATCAGGTCGAACAGGTCATGTTCCGGATCGCTGCTGGCGAAAGCGCCGTCCGCGCCTGTGGCGATATATCCGATCTCGCCCCAGCTCCACGAGGCGTCCGCGACTTGGGTGTAGTCGAGGAAGCCCTTCGGCTTGTTGGTGCCGTTGCCGGTGACGAATGCGGTGTTCTCCTGCGCGGCGAAGGCGATACGCACTTCATCAGCGATCCACGCTTCGATATCGACAGCGGAGTCATCCAGCAGCGTCTGAGAGGCCGCCGGCATGGCATAGAGTTCCATGGTCGGGAAGTCGAGTTCTTCCAGCACGGGCGTGTCGGTTTCGGCGCGCGCACCGGTCTCGGCGACCCAGCCCGCGGCAGCGCCAGTGCGCGCAAACGGCTTCTTGAAGCTCGTGCTCGACACCTGCCGGTTACCCGCGATCGCGCGGACCGGCGAGATCTCGGTCAGGGCGCGCATGATGGTGCTCTCGACCTCGGTCGGGACGGTGAAGCCGCCATCGGAGCCGGTTCCGGCGGACAGCGCTTTTTGCTCCAGCGCGCGCAGGCTCGCCAAATCGCCGGTGCGGACATAGCTGTCGAACGCGGCCTTGTGTTCGCTCGCCACCGCGTGGTTCAGCGCCGCGGCGGTCTCGCGCGGCGGGCGCGCAGCTTTCAGCGCCAGATGATCGACGGTGCGCTTGTGCTCGTCCAGCGCGCGGTTGATCCGCTCCAGCTTGTCGGTGGTAACGACATCGGCGGCCATGCGCTGCTCGATCTGCTCAAGACGCTCGTCGTTGCTCTGCTTGAACGCATCGAAGGCGCGCATGAACTCATCGAAGGCCTGCGCCATCTCTACGGCTGAGACCTGCGGCTCCGCCTTGGTTTCATAGTCTGGGGTGTAGGTTTCGCTCATGCTCTCCTCGTTTCGGTGAAGGTGAAGGCATTGGGGTCGCGCCGGGGCCGCTCACGCAAAGCCCGCGTAGCGGCCGCGAGGCGGGCGGCCATATCGGTGGGCGCGCGGGCGCGCTTGATCCGGCTGACCTTCGCGCCGGGCAGCATCGGGAAGGTCACTACCGAGATTTCCCACAGGTCGATCTCGTGGAGCCGCCGCGTGCGCAGGCGCGGATCGCGGTCGGCGCGAACGGTGCGAAAACCGATGGACAGCCCGTCGAGCGCCCCGGCGCGCAGCAGCGCAGCAATCTCGCGCGCCCGCGCCACCCCGCCGATCAGCCGTCCGCGCACATAAAGCCCCCGCCTGTCCTCGCGGATCTCGTCCCACACGCCGATCGGCTGGGCCGGGTCGTGCTGGAACAGAAAGCGGATGTCGCGCGGACCGCGTCGGCGCAGGCTTGCGGCAAACGCGCCGGGCATGACCATGTCTCCGCCGTGATCGGCCATGCCGAACAGGCTGGCGTAGCCCTCAACGCGCCCGTCGCTCTCGCTGACTTGCACGGGCGCGCGCTCGCGCACGCGCGGCGGCTCCGCACGCTTCATGCGCTTTCTGGCTGGATTGAATTGTGCCTCCGCCGTCATTGCGAGCGCAGCGAAGCAATCCAGAACCTTCTCCGATTTCCGCTGGATTGCTTCAGCCCTTCGGGCTTCGCAATGACGATGTCCAGAGCGATCGAAAAACGCATTACAAGCTTTATTGTTCATGGATCAGCTCGCGCTTGCCAGCACGTCGCCACCCTCGACCGGGCCGTAGCCGATCGCGGCGCGCTTTTCGTTGACGCTCAGGAACGACGCATCCTCAACCCGCTCCCACAACGCCGCGCGCTCGCTCGACAGCGCGTCGATACGGTCGAGCGCGGGTTTCAACACCAGCCCTTCGGCATAAGCGGGGCTGAGCCAGCCACCCAGCGACTGCAGCGTGCGGTTCACCAGCGGCAATACCGTCTGACGCCAGAAGCTGCGGTTCGCCTCCTGGAAGTTCGAATAGGTGTTGTCGCCAGGAATGCCGAGCAGCATCGGCGGCACGCCGAGCGCCAGCGCGATCTCGCGCGCGGCGAGGTTCTTCGCGCTGATGAAATCCATGTCGCGCGGGCTCATCGACATCATCTTCCAGTCCAGCCCGCCTTCGAGCAGCATCGGGCGTCCGGCGTTGCGCGCGCCCGCATAGGTCGCCTCAAGCTCGGTCTTGAGACGCTCGTACTGCTCTTCGGTGAGATGCCCGTCGCCCGCCGAATAGACCAGCGCGCCGGAGGGCTGTGCGGCATTGTCCAGAAGCGCCTTGTTCCAGCCCGAGGCGGCGTTGTGGATATCGATCGCCATCGCGGCGGCCTCCAGCGGGCTCATGCCGTAATGATCGTTGACGGGGTGATACTGGCGCATGTGCAGGATCGGGCGGATGCCGTCGACCTCCTGATCAAAGCGCATGGTCTGCCCATCCGCCTGATATTCGTAGGCGCAGGGCCAGCCATCCGCGCCGGGCACGATGCGCATCCGGTCAGCGCGCAGCACATGCAGCTCGCGCGGCTGGCCGTCGAGCGCGACCGCCTCCATGAAGGCGTTGCCGGAGATCAGCAGCGATCCGTACCACGCCTCGAACAGGTCTGGCGCGCATTCGCCCGCATTGGGCCGCGCCAGCAGGTCCAGCAGCGGATGGGCGTCAAGCTCCTCGGCACCGTCGAACAGGCGCAGCGGGACCGACGCGGCGGCCTCGGCGATCATCCGCACCGAGCGATACACGACCGGGTTCTTCATAAAGCCCTCGCGCGCCATCGCAGCCGTATTGCGCGGCGACCAGACCGGCTGCGCGTGGCCCTGAAACGCGAGGAACGGCCCGCTCAGGCTGCCCCGGCGCTCAAGCGGCGGCGCGCCGAGCCAGCGCTGCAGCGCCTCGGTTATTCGGCTCATGAAACCTCCTGAATTTGGGCGTCTGAAACCGGAACATCACCCGATCAAACAACGCTCCGTCATTGCGAGACCTTTAGGGCCGAAGCAATCCAGCGGCGCAGTGCCAACGTGCTGGATTGCTTCGCTTCGCTCGCAATGACGGAGCGCAAACAGAATCAATCTGTTCGGAAAATGCTCTCAAAAGCTGCGCAAGCGCGGCGGTTTCGCCGTGCCAAGCATCAGATCGCTCAAGGCCCAGACCAGCGCATCGACGCGGTCGGGGCTACCGGCCTCCAGCCCGTCGGGCCCGAAAGCGCACATCTCGTCTTCCACCGCCGGGAAGACCCCCGCGTGCGCCACCAGCCCGCGCTCATAAAGCGCGGCGACCGGCTCAGCGCGGGCATACTTGCCCCGGCCTGCGCGCACCATGCGGATTGCAGCATGCGGCGCGACCTGCGCCAGAACATCGGCAACCAGTTCGCCCCCCTGATTGACCTCCGCCACGATGCAATCGGCCTCGAGGCTATCGTAAAGCCGCGCGACCGCGCCCGCCCAGACGGTGGGCCGCACGCCCTGCACCGTCCCATCAGCAAGCACATAGGCCCGGCCATCTTCGCCACGCCCCGCCGCGATGATCCCGCAGGCGTCTGCGCGTGCGCCGCTCGTCACGGGCGGGTCAACCGCAACCACGATGCGCGAAAGAGGGGGCGGCGATGTTACACGCGCCCCCTCGATCGCGTCCCGCCGCCAAAGGCTGTCCGCGCAATCCTCGATAATCTCGCCATCAAGCTCCTGACGGCCGAGCCGTGTGCCTTGATAGCGTCCGACAACCGCGTCCAGAAAAGCCGGCGCGAGATTTGCGGCATTCGCCGATGTCGCAGCGCGCGTCACCGCCGTTTTCGAATCGGCCATGAGCCGCTTGATAAGCGGGATGGGGCGCGGCGTCGTGCTCACGACCTGGCGCGGGCGCTCGCCGAGGCGCAGTCCGAATTGCAGCATGTCCCAGGCGCGGTCCGCGCGCGGCCACTTCGCCAGCTCGTCACACCACGCCGCATCAAACTGGGGGCCGCGCAGGCTATCCGGGTCGCTCGCCGAAAACAGGCGGGCGCGCACGCCGTTCGGCCATTCCAGCTCGTTTTTCGTCGCGTGAAAGCGCGGGCGCTCATCCTGCGGATGAATCTCCATCAAGCCGGACACGCCTTCGACCATAACGGCGCGGGCATCTTCCAGCGTGTCGGCGACAAGTGCAATCCGCCCGGCGGCACGCTCGGCGAACGGCGCGCGCCCCAGCGCCACGCCGCGAACCCATTCCGCCCCGGCGCGGGTCTTTCCGCTGCCGCGCCCGCCCAGCAGGAGCCATGTCGTCCACGGCCCGCCGCTCTGCGCGGCCTCTGGCGGAAGCTGGTCGTCCCGCGCCCAGATTTGCCAGTCATGCAGAAGAAAATGCGCCTCGCGAGGGCTGAGCCCATCGAGAAAGTCGTCAATCGCCGCGCTCGGCCCGCAGCCGTTCAAGGCGTCGCGCAAGGTCTTCGCGCAAGGCTCGCGCATCGGCGGCTATATCGTCGTCGGCGCTGCTGCCGCCCGGCTTTGCGTTATCCTGCGCCCTTCCAGCGGAGGCTTTTTCTTCCAGCACACCCAGCCGTTCAAAAAGCCGAACCATCGTGTTGAGCGTTCGCGCATCTCGTTCACTGTCCGCTGCTGTCTGCGCCCCGTCGGCGAGGCGGGTTTCAAATTCACTCATCTTTTGCTCCAGCGCCCTGTAAAGCCGGGCGATCAGGGGTCGCCGCGGGCCGCGACGGCGACCGGCGGGCATGCCAGTTTTGTACCGCGCGCGGCGCCTTGGCCAACCCTGCTTCTTCGCCTGTGCGTAAAGCGCGTTCTGCGTGATCTCGTAACGCGCGCAAATTTGTGCGACCGTCAGCGCGCCGTCAGCATAGTCGGCGGCAACGGCGGCCCATTTCGAGGGTGGGTCCCCGCTCATAAATGTCCGTGATGTCGTGGAAACTGGGTCGCGATTGAAAGAGGATCAAGCAGTTGGGGCAGTAGCGGAGGCGATTGCCGCTGGAGAGCCCCATCCGCAACTCTCGCGATGTATCATGAAGCTATCAAAACAGCGGCACGCTGTCAACATCAAAAACACCGTTGGCGTGTTTTTTTGCGCATGGCGTGTATCAGGGTCGTTTTCGGCGGCGGCGGCGCTGCGCTCGCGGGCCAGCCCGGCCGATGGCGAAGTCCTCGTAGCGATGCTCCGGCACCTTCCGCTCGCTGATCGCAAAGCCGCGCACGGAGACGCCAGCCTGATGCACGGTTTCGGGGTCTCCCGACACCAGTGGATGCCACCAATAGAGCGGCTTTCCTTCCGCGCGCAGCCGATAGGCGCAGGTCTGCGGAAGCCAGTCCAGCGAGCGCACGGTTTCCGGCGTCAACCGCACACAGTCAGCCACCTGTGCGTGGCGATTGGCGTAATCGGTACACCGGCAAGCGCCAATGTCCAGCAGGCGGCACGCCAACCGGGTATCCAGCCGCTCTCGCGTGTCGATGTCTTCCAGCTTAACCATGCAACAGCGTCCGCAACCGTCGCACAGAGCCTCCCACTCCGCCTCGTTCATTTCTTCGAGCGTCTTGCTCTCCCAGAATGCCCCCTCTCTGGACGGTTTCGCGCGCGTGTCGGTCATGCTGCCCCTGATCGCTGGCCCGTCGTTTCAATTCCGTTGAGAAGCGCGTGCTTTGCCCTTCCGTTCGCCCCGAGCTTCGCAGTATAACCTTGCCGAGAACCGCTGAATGCGCAACCGGGCAGCAACATCGTGCGCGACTGGATTTTCAAGCCGAACCGCCGCAACCGCCTGGTCGACTGGTGGGCACTGGATGCGTGGGTCGACTCAAGCATCTACAGCCTGTGGGTCAAGCTGAAAGACGTCTGGGCCGCCTACTCCAACTTTTTCGGGCGCTTTCATGTCTCCGGGTTCCGTAAGCTTGCAGCCGAGATCGGCTCGGAAGGCGCGACGCTTTTCGTCCTTGGTCTGGCTGTGTTGCTTTCGTTTGCCATCCCGGCGATCGAAACAACCAATAAGGCCGGCTGGCGCACCGCCTCGCAATACAGCGTGACCTTCCTCGACCGCTACGGCAACGAAATCGGCAATCGCGGCATCCTGTTCTCCGAAGCGGTCCCGCTGGAAGAAATCCCCGATCATCTCATCAAGGCGGTGCTCGCCACGGAGGATCGCCGCTTCTTCGAGCATTTCGGACTGGACTTCATCGGCACCTTCCGGGCGCTGCGCGCGAACCTGGAAGCAAACGACGTCGTGCAGGGCGGCAGTTCGCTCAGTCAGCAGTTGGCCAAGAACCTGTTTTTGTCTTCTGAACGCTCGCTGGAGCGCAAGATCAACGAGGCGTTCCTCGCGCTCTGGCTAGAGGCGCGGCTCACCAAGAGGGAAATCCTGAAGCTTTATCTGGACCGCGCCTATCTCGGCGGTGGCGCTTTCGGGGTTGAAGCAGCCTCGCAATTCTATTTCGGCAAGTCGGTACGCGAGATCAACATGGCCGAAGCGGCCATGCTTGGCGGTCTGTTCAAGGCGCCCACCAGATTCGCCCCCCACGCCAACCGCGCCGCCTCGCTGTCGCGCGCCAATCAGGTCCTTTCGAACATGGTCGATGCCGGCTTTATGACCGAGGGGCAGGTGCACGGTGCGCGCCTGAACCCGGCGAAGGTCGTAGACCGGACGGACCATGCCAGCCCCGACTATTTCCTCGACTGGGCCTTCGAGGAAGTCCAGCGCCTGATGCGCGGCAAGGACCAGTACGTGCTAATCGCGCGCACTACCGTCGATCCAGAATTGCAGAAGATCGCGGATGAGGCCGTCAAGAGCACGCTGGATCAGTATGGCCGTTCGAAGCGTGCGCAACAGGCCGCCCTTGTTTCCATGGAAACCGACGGCGCGGTCCGCGCCCTGGTCGGCGGGCGTGACTATGGCGACAGCCAGTTCAACCGTGCGACCGCGGCCTTGCGTCAGCCAGGTTCCTCCTTCAAGCCTTATGTTTATCTGACTGCGCTGCAGAACGGCTACACTCCAAGGTCGCGCGTTGTCGATGGTCCCGTGTCATGTGGGCGCTGGTCGCCCAAGAACTACTCCGGAGGCTATCGCGGCGCGATGACGATGGAAACCGCACTGGCCAAATCAATCAACACGATCGCCGTCAAGCTTTCGCTGAGCTTGGGCCGCGAGAAGGTGCTGGAAAACATCAAGAAGATGGGCATCGAAGGTCCGCGTGCCAGTTGCTCCATGGCGCTGGGCGATACCGGCATTACTCCGCTCAGCCACACGGTGGGCATGGCACATTTCGCCAACGGCGGAAAGCGGGTGCGGGGATATGCAATTACTGAAATCCGCACTGAGACCGGCCAGATCGTTTACGACCGCTCAGTCGACGAGCCGGAGCCGGAGCAGATCTTCGAGCCCGAGAAGATCGAGCAGCTCAACAGGATGCTTGGCTCTGTGGTAACCGCGGGCACCGGCCGCAGAGCCCAACTCGAGTTTACCCACGCTGCCGGCAAGACCGGCACCAGCTCCAGCTATCGCGATGCCTGGTTCGTGGGTTTCACCGGCAAATACGTGACCGGGGTGTGGTACGGCAACGACAGCTATCGCCCGATGGGCCGGGTGACGGGCGGCAACCTCCCCGCGATGACCTGGCACAAATACATGGCCAAGGCCCATGCCAACTATGACATTCCGACCATCCCGGGCTTCGAGCCACACCCCGTCCAGGTCGAGGCACGCCGCCAGTTGGCCGAGCGCCAGGCGGAAGACCCGACCCTCGGCGAGCGCAGACCATCCGCCCGCAGCATGCCCGAACCCACTCGGGCGCTTCTGGAGAACCTCATCGAGACCTTCAGTGGCGCGATCGAAGGCCGGCCCGACCGGGAGGCGGAAGCAGGTGACTCAGAGACGTCAGCCAAACGGGAGGCGCGGCTGTAAAGGCGCGCTCGGAAACGTGGACAAGGTTTTCGGCGCATCGCACTCGACTGATGAAATGGCTTGATCCAGCACCGACCCGCACGGCGCAGAGAAAGCCTCGACCCATCCGGCCATGCCGGAGATTTCTGGCCCTGTTTGGCCCCGCTCCGAACGGAATGACGGCACCGTGCAGCTTATCTTCAACATCATCGTGTTCACCGCCATCGCGCTTACCGTCGGGCTCGGTTCGGCCTGGCACATGATTGACCGCGGCTCGGCGCTGAGCACAGTCAGTTCCGGCCCATGGTTTGCATGGTACGCGGCCGGGCTGCCCGACGCCGATCCCTACACAAAGGCGCATGTCGCGCGCTCGGGCCGCCTGCCGATCGTCTCGACGACCTCCATGCGCTTCATCGCCCGAACCGATGAGGCTGGTGAGCCGCTCAGCCCCGCTTGCCACTATCGTGTCACGGTGCCTGAAGTCCCG